CAGAATTACCTATGCTCATAGTACCTCTTATTTGATTATAATTAGACCCAGAAAAATCAACACTAAGATTTCCTTCAGTAGGAACTGCCATATTTTTTGCATCAAAAGGGTTCCAAGTACACATGTTACCACCATTAGAATCAGAGTTGAAGGTTGGAGAGTCTAACATGCTGTCGTGTGTTGATAAATTTACTGATGTCCAATCATTATTATTACCTGATACATCATTACCTAAAGCTGAAGAATCCGCATAATCTAAATGAAAACCATTTGTACCAAATGTAAGACCAGAAGCATCTTTAGGAATCCAGACTCCGTTTTTAGTAGTTCCAAAAGAATCAGGACCTAAAGCTGTTCCATCAATCATAATAGTTTCTGCTAAGTATGCTTTAAGTGGTGTTTCTCCTAAAGTATTAGATGCACCTCCTATTACATGCTGAACACTATTATTAACAGCAGTATTTCCAGATACACTAGCTGTAGCTCCTGATGCCGCTTCTCCATTTACATATACAGTAGCAGTTCCACTACCTTGTTTCCATACTACATGATACCATCCTGAAATATCTCTATATACACCATTTGAAAAGAAAAAATTAGCTTCAGCAGAAGAAGAAAATAATTGACCAATATAATAATTTAAACGATAAAAACCATCTTGATTTCCACTTGAACCTGCATTTAAAATACCGCCCGGTTGGTCAGCATTGCCATTTATTCCAATTTGAGTTAATTTAAGCCATGTAGAAAATGTCCATGTAGCTCTATTACCTGCACCACTAGGAGTACGTTTTAAATATCCAGAATCTCCTAGCCTAACACTCTTAGCTATTTGATGGTCATAGAAAGCACTACCACCTCCACCACCTGATACTACTCCTGATGCTCCTGCTCTTGGGCTAGTTTCTTGTAATTGACTCATAATTTTCTCCTATGCAGGTGTTTTAACATCTTTGCTTAATACTAATTGTATAGATGTAGTAGTTCTTATAATATAATCTATTCTATCCACAGCATTAGCTCCTGTAGATAAAACTCCTGCTGTTCCTCCTGCAAAATCATAAGAAGAGCCATATGCAAGGGTTCTACCTCCTGTGCCATCTTGTACTATAAAGATGCTTCCACTTTGTCCTACTACTGCATTAGTTGGATTAGCTAGGGTGTATGCACCACTATTATTTGCCGCTAAAACTCCATTTCCTGCCGCATCTGATAATATGAAATGATTATTTAATGATATATCTGGAGTAATAGTACCATTTGACGCACTATTTACAGTAGTTATACTTGCTCTTTGAGCCTTACTAAAGGTTTGAGCAGTTGATATTTTAGCAAGGTCTGTAATATTACTTCCTTGCGTAAATGAAGCTAAATTAATCCAATTATTATTTGCGGCATTTCTCATTTTTAAAATATTATCGCCTGTGTCATAATACCACATATAAGCATAAACTGTTGATGGGTCTGAGCCACTACTATTGTTTGAAACTATTGCCGCTAATGCTCCATTGATGTCTGCTCTAACAGTAGCACCATCTCCATTTGCGATTACATAATCATGTGTTGCCATTATATTCTCCTATATCGTTGCATTTGTAACGGATAAAGCACTAACTTGAATGTTGTATGCTGTATCTTCTGTAGATAATTCTGCTTTAAATTTAAACCCTCTTGCAAATGCTTCATTAGATTGCAATAGTTTATAAGGCGACCAAGTAGCACTTCCACTCGCAGGGTCATCATTCGTACTTGCATAATAAGTTTCAACATTGCAAACTGCCGCATCTCCTGTACCATCAAAGTCAGCCCATGTATCAATATTAGCCGCTCTTGAATCAACTTTATCTAATATATTGACAATAGCTGAAGTTACTGATGCTTGCAAACGTATTCTTGTAGGACTACTTTTGTCTAATTTAGTTGCAAATTCATATGTTCCTGTTGTATTTACATTTCCTAAGAAATCAAAATCTGCAATTAAGTCAAAATTTGCAACATCATCTAAGTCTACTGAAGAGGTTAATTGCAATTTATTACTAGAAACCATAGTTCTAGTTTTAGTTCCTGCAAAACCAGGACTTTCAGTAATAGTTGCGGCATTTGTGTAAGCTAAGATAGTTTCATTTTCAGATACTACTCCCACAGCAGTTGGTGAATAATTACCACTACTATCAAAGAATTTAGCTAAATAAGTTCCTGCTCTTAAAGGTAATGTTTTATTTGTTGCTGAGCCTGCTACTCTACCATCTACTAAAATAGATGTAATCCATGTAGCACTACTTGTTGCAGGAGTCCATCTAATCTCTACACCACCACCAATAGTAACATCTAAGTCTGTTGACTTATCCCAAGCTAAAACTCCTAGCCCTCCTCCTGTTATCAAAGTAAAGTTTGTTACATTTGCAGGAGCGGCAGAAAGACCAGATAAAGAAAAAACTGTTGTAACATATTCAGAAACTTTACCTAATATATTTTTTGCTCTCACTCGAATATTATAAACTCCAGCAGGCAAATCTAATACTTCTGCTTCTGTTGCTACAGTATTTCCTGCTGATATAAAAACTGAGTCTGTAGATAGTTTATATTCTACTTGATACATATCAACTTGACTATCATTAGCGGCAACCCAAGTAATTTTCATTCTTGATGCTACTCTTGCATTATCTCTAGTTGTAAATAAATTTTCAGATACTTGTAAATTACTCGGCGATAATACAACAAAAGCACTTGGCAAATTAGTATTAGGTGCATCTGCCATTGCTTGTTGCTCTGTAGTAGACCAAGAATAACTACTTGCCGCATATTCTGTTAAACCCATATTTACTAGCAATCCATTAGGAGTAGTAGCAAAACCCCATGAAGTAACTCTAAATTCTTTATTAGACCAACCATATCGAGTGTTACTCACTTTAATAATATCGTTTATATCTGCTATAAAACAAGTGCATTTAAACACACCTTGAATATGAACTGGTTGTCTTGCCGCATATAATTGTATTTTTGCAATTCTTTGAGCCATTGAAGATGATGTGGTAAAAGGTAAACTATAATCTCTATATATTGTTGCTCCATTATCTTCTGCTATAAAACTAGCTACTTCTAAAGCAGGATAATCTGTTTCTTCCCAATCGGACTCTTCTGATATAAATGTTCCTTTAATTGCATTAAAAGTATCTCTACGGCTTAATCTCGATTGAACAGTTAGCTCTCCTACTATATCACTTTCATCAATAGATAAAACTGAAGTTCCTGTGCTTGCGGCAAATACTTTATATAAACCATTACTATATGACAAAACTCCTGACATAGAAGTTAATATTTCATTAAGTATTTCTCTTGGTTTTGATTCTGTACTTATCATTCCATTAGCTTCATATCTATTTTCTGTACCACCACCTGATAAAGATTGTGATTCATCACAGATATTTGCGGCAGTTACTACAGTATTATTATCAATTTTACCTGCTGGAACTTTTAAACCTAAATCACTTGTAAGATAATCTCTTATTATCATAGCAGGATTAGATGAAAATGCTGTTTGACTTGTTCTCGTGTCTAATATTTTTTTACCTTTAATAACTGCTTTAACATTGGGAACACCTTGATACAAGTTAGGGTCAAATCTAAATCTAAAATAAATATATGCCATACCAGATAAAGTATGTGCTGAAGTCCACTTGCCATCACTCTCACTTATTAAATCTGGATTTGCACCTTGTGTATTAGTACCTAAAGCTGTTTGTATTCTTAAATAAGGATTACCATCTTTATAATACTCACTACTAGATGCTTGTGTTATATTACCACTACTATCAAGCATAGAAGGTGTAATTATATTTCCATTTACATAAAACTCTTTAAATTCTGTTATTTCATGTGAGGCTACTACTACAACCATATGTAGATAAGTATTAATAGCTGAATCTCCTGCATTTCCGTTACCTGCTGTAGTTTCTAAAAATACTATTGGTCCACCTACTTGAATTTCTCCATATACAACTTTTCTAGCTGTTATTGCTTGTCTAAAACTTTGTTTTCTATCTTGAGCAGTAACAGAAAAATTAGGAGCATCTGGTTTTTTAGGTTTAGGTGCTAACATCATAGAAGCAAAAGATAGGACTACTGATATAATCATGCCCGGAAGGCCACCTTGTATATAACCTGTAACTGCGGCTACAACAATATTAACTATATCACCCATTACCCAACCTTCCAAGCAAATTGACAATCTGTTCTAGGCAAATCTAAATATCCTTTATTAGTTACAAATCTAGCATCATCTCCTGTTAATATACCTACAGTTAGATTAGTTTCATTGCTAGTATTACCTAAATAATTTATTTTTAAAGTTGCAACAACATCACCTCTTTGTGCAAAATTAATATGTACTCTGGGAAAATGATAATCCCAAAAATTTATTATATAATTATTTAAAGTATCTTTTACTTTATAAGGAATATTATATTTTTTAAAATATATCAGAATAGACTTATAACCACCTAAAGCATTTTTCCATTGTTTTAAGTGTTGTAAACCAAAATCTTTATTTGTATATTTAGAAACAACATCAGCACTATAGCAAACACAATCAGATACTCCCCATACAAATGTTCTTGGTTTATCTAACTCTTCAAAAAGTGTTATTTGCCAATCTTCTAGCTTGTGCGTACTTCGTTGCCCCATAATATTTCATCATCCTGTAAAGAAGCTACATATTCTAAACCTTTATCATTAGGAAAATCTATAGCTTGGTCTTGTGGTGTATATCTTTTTATTTTTGGATTTTCTAATGTTATTAATTCACTTTCACAATTAACAGTAACAGTTGATGTATCACCTTTATCTTTTAATGTCATAACATCCATAAATCCAGAAAAAACAATATATGGGTCTGAAACTATAATACTAGGATTGTTAAATAACTCTCCTCCCATTCCTGTATGAT